GCAGGTTATTAGATTGGATAAAGAACGTAAAAAGGGAATATTAATTCATAGTTATGCGATGAGCGGGACCAATTTAAAAAAGCATATTGCATATTTTTTATATATATTGGAGCATTTTAATATAGTTAAGATTGTTATGGATTACAATGGCGGCTTGCAATTCTTAAGCGCCGTCAATGAAAGTGCCGTATTTAAAGAAAAGAAAATAAAAGTTAATGCTATAGAAGATATAGATTTTGATAACCCCACGGAATACGAGAAGGATTTAAGAAAATTAAAGTCCAAATATAACAAAAACAACTATACAATATGTTTTCTGAGAAAACCGTCGTCAGCGTGGATTAGAATAGCTAACGAAAGTCTTCAAGGAGCTTTTGATCATAAGCGGATGCTATTTGCTGGTATGGCAATGGACGACGAATACTATCAACAAATTAAAACCAAGCCAGACATCTCCAATATAATTTTTCTGAGGGAAGATGAATTACACGAAACGTCTAACGATTCTCGTGTTATTGACTTCTTAGAAGTTCAAAAGGATAACGTTGAGTTAACAAAAACAGAGTGCGCGTTAATAGAGGTCAGCACAAGTCCCCAAGGAAACCAGACTTTTGATTTACCGCTGCAACTGAAAAAGACTTCGGGTCCAAACAAGGCTAGAAAAGACTCATATACCGCCCTTGTTTTGGCAAATTGGGTTATGGACATCTATTTTGATATGGAAAACTTTAAGGAAGACTCTCAGGCAACGTTTGTTCCAGAGTTAATATAAAGTAACTTTTCACTTTTCGAAAGTAACTTTAAGTGTACAATATAATATGGCATATAAAAGAAAAACTAACCGCCCTTATACCAAAAAATCCGACTGGTGGGAACAATTTGAAGAAGAAACTCAAAGTTCACAACAATCTCAGCGGCCATCTCCAGTTTCCATGGCTATGGTAGAATATGGGGATACGTCTCCAGAATCTTTTGGAGTTTCATTAGCTCAAGTATCAAACCCATCATATATTATAAGTGCAAGAAGTACGGCGGCTGACGGGACAAGAACTTCGTATAGAAGAAACCGCGCTACCATGCAGAACAAGAAAGATCGGTTCAGTATTATCAGGCAGGGGATGTCAGCGTGGGAAGAGTCTGGGGATTTTATTTCTCCAAGGGACGCTATAGAGTTGTGCCAGAAGGCTTATGCTAATTTTGCTTTGTTCAGAAATGTTATTGATATGATGGCTGAATTTTCAAATGCGGACATTTATCTGACAGGAGGTTCTAAGAAAAGCCGCTCTTTCTTTGACGGATGGATGAAAGGCATTAATATCTGGAAGCTTACAGATCAATTCTTCCGTGAATATTTTAGAAGCGGAAACGTGTTCATGCTGCGTGGGGACGGAAAAGTTAAAGATTCGGATTTTAGGAATGTACAAGCTTCTTATGGCGCAAGTATTTTAAAAATCCCAGTTAAATATATTTTTCTTAACCCTTGTGATATTACGTCAAAAAATTCTTTATTCTATGAGAAGGAGGGTTATTGCCAATTACTGTCTAAATACGAGTTAGACCGACTTAGACATCCGAAAGACGAAAATGATAAACGGGTCTTGGAATCGCTTACCCCAGAAGCAAAGCAGAAAATTAAACTAGGTCAATATACAGACAGGGGTTTAGAAATACCTTTGCCAGTCGATAAAATTTACTTTGTTTTCTATAAGAAACAAGATTATGAACCTTTCGCAATTCCATTTGCTTTCCCAGTATTAGAAGATATTAACGCTAAACAAGAATTAAAGAATCTTGATAACGCATTGATGAGGACTATCGAAAATGCGATCCTGTTAGTTACTACAGGGGCTGAACCTGATAAGGGTGGCGTGAATCAGCAAAATTTAACTGCGTTGAAAAATCTATTCAGGAATGAAGGTGTTGGTCGAATTTTAGTTGCAGATTATACAACTAAGGCTGAATTTGTTATACCTGATCTCAGTAAAGTGTTGGGGCCAGAAAAATATCAAGTTTTGAATCAAGACATTAAAGAAGGTTTGCAGAACATTGTATTATCTGATGACAGACAAAGCACGGCGGAAGTTAAGGCTAAAATTTTCCTAGATCGTTTAAGAGAAGCTCGTAAAGCTTTCTTAAATGAGTTTTTACAACCCGAAATTCGTAGAATAGCTAAATCCGCGAATATGAGAACATGGCCCAAGGCCGAATTTAAGGATATCGACTTCAGAGATGATATCCAACTGATGAAGATTGGTTTAAGATTAATTGAATTAGGAGTCTTCACCCCAGAACAAGGTATATCATTTATGGACACGGGGCAATTCCCAGAAGCGGATTCTCTCGACGAGGGCCAAGAAGAGTTTGTCAAGAAACGCGAAAAGGGTTATTATAACCCAATCGTTGGCGGCGTACCCGAAACCCCTCCTCCGTTTGATCCTAATAAAAACAATACAATTAATAAAACTCCCAAACAAAGGGGCCGTCCATTAGGAGCAAAGCAAAAACAAGGTTTAGCATCGTTAGCAAATATACAATCTGTTGTGTATGATATCGAAGACTTACATCGTCAACTGGAAGAGGATTTAAAAACTAAATATAATAAAGAGTCGCTGTCAGAAGAGCAAAAACAGATAGTGGATCAAATAAGTGAATCAATTGTTATATCTAAAGAACAGAAAGATTGGCTAACTATTGCAAAAGAATGTGTAAAAGATTCCAGAAACATATCAAAATTGAATATCCCGTTGGATGGAGTTGCCGATACAGTAAGAGAATTTGGACTGGACGACTATGCAGCGGCGATACTCTATCACTCATACGATGAAGACACATCAAGAACCTAAATATAAAGTAAGATTCGATTCGGTAATTTATGCCAGCAATGTTAAAGAGCTAGATTACCATAGTAGCGCGTCGTTAGATTCCCTCAAAGAAGTTCTCCCATATGATATAGACCTCAGTAAAAATATTGATTTGATTCCTGTCGCATTTGACGCGGCAGTTATTAATGAATTCAACAATAATGACGATGGGATATCGGCGAGTACCGCGAATAGTATCAAAAAATACTTTATTCATAAACCTACTAATATTGAACACGACAGGTCTCGTATTATAGGACATATCACTAATGCGGTCTTTACTAAAAAAGATTCTCACGAATATATATATGGAGAAGATGCGGTTCGAATGGATGAGCCGTTTAATTTGTCATTAGGCGGCATCGTATATAAATTAATAGACGAAGAGTTCACTGATATTTTATATAACGCCTTAAACAGCGAAAGTAAATCTACGAAAGTTATATCAGCTAGTTGGGAACTTGGTTTTAATACATTCGGTATTGCTATTGGTGGTCAAAAACTAAAAGACTGCGAAGCTATTACCGACCCTATAAAAGTAGCTTCGTTAGCTCCTCATCTTAAATATTTTGGCGGTAATGGATTTGCTCCAGATGGACAACGTATTTATAGATTAATTATAGGCGACGTTTATCCTTTGGGGATAGGTTTCACAGAGAATCCAGCAGCAAATGTAAATGGTGTTTATACCAATGATCCATTTAAAATTTACGCGGGCGACGGAGTTTTAGACGAAGAAGGAAGAAAAGAGGAGGTTTTAAACATAGATAAACCCTATGAAATTTCACAATCAGAAAATTTGAATGTAAAAACACATGATCAAAAAACAAAGCTTATGGATTTTATAGAACAAATTAAAGCAGCTCTTGATGAGTACGGGGTCGGTAAGATTTCAGACGAAGCCAAAGCTGGAATGACAAAAGACATCGTCGACGCAGTAAGGGAAGCTAACGATCAGTATGTGGCAGAAAAACAAGCCGCAGAGGACGCCAAAAACGCCGCTGAAACACAAGCTAAAACCTTACAGGCTTCTGTCGATGAATTAAAAATCAAACTTGAAGCAACTGAAAGTCAACTTAAAGTTCTTCAAGATGCGGCAGAAGAAGAAGCTATTGCTACTGCCCGTGATCAACGTATGGAAGAAATCGACCAACAATTTCAACTAGATGACGAAGACCGTAAATTAGTTCTCTCTGATTTGGCTGATTTTGACCCACGGTCAAATGAAAAATTCGATTCATACGCTTCACGCCTGAAAGTGCTTTGGAAAGACAAGGATAAAGAAGTTATTGCTAGTAAGCAAAAACAAATCGACGATCAAGTCCAAGCCAAGGTCCAAGAAGAGTTGGCGAAACTGAATACCAGCAACGCTTCAGAAAAGGTTGACGACAAAGATGGCGCGAAAGCCGCAGAAGATGCAACTGCATCTGCTAAAGCTGACGGCGAAGTTGTTGTTAATAAATCTGATGCATCGAAAACCGAGCAAACGCTGCAAGAAAAATACGCAACCCATTTCAAAGAAGAAGATATCCAAGTAACATTTTAAACGGTAAACAAACATGATTAGACTATTACCATTCAGACAAGTAAACGAATACGATGTTGTTAACCTTTTCGCCCTCGAAGGCGGATCAGTTAATAGCAACCTTACAGGGGTCGGCAACGGCGATGCTGGGGTCTTTGTGAAAGTTTCCACAGGAAATTTTGACGCCGATCCTTTAAGCTACGTATCTGACTCCTACCTTGGCAAGACTGACTATCCGCATATCGGATCACAGAACATGTACCCACAGGTGAATAAAACAGTGGCTCCAGCAACAAGTGGCGAACTTCCGCTGGGATTAACCCTTAACCAAACCGCCAAATATGATGAAAACGGAGAAAGCCTTCTTCACTATCCTCAAAAACGCAAAGAAATGCAAGCCGTCCTGCCAGGACAAGCTGTTCCAATCGCTATGCGCGGTCTGTTCACACTCCACACACAAGCTTTTGATGGCGCAGCTACCAATTACGCAATTGGTACAGGTATCAAGATGTCACTAGTTAACGCTGGTAAGATCACTGGTATCGCCCCAACAGACGCAGCCTCTTTCGGAACTGTTATTGGTACTGGATCACGTTCAGGTGGTCTTGTAAGTGGACTTCCAGATGCTTGGAGCGGAGATTTCTTAGTTGTTAAACTTGGTCGATAAGAAAGGATTTATAAATAATATGAAAATTCAACTAAAAAATACTCCCGAACAAATCGAACTAGTAAAAGCTATGGCTAGCCGCGACAAAACTGTCGCTTACGAAGCTCAAGCTGCTGTTGCTAAGTTTATCCAACCTGTTCTTAACAAGGTTATTCAACAAGCTCCTGTATTAAGTAATTTGTTCTCCGAATTACCATTCCTGCCTGATGATAATCCTAGTATCCCAATGGATTTATACTACGACGTAACCGATAAGGATATCGTTGAAATATGGTCCCAAAAGGTAGCTGGTGGTTTAGCAAGCAGTGAAGTTGTTCCTACAGTCTCTGAACTGAAAATTTCGACTTACACTCTTGATACCGCGGTTTCTTTTGACCGTAAGTATGCTGCGAAACACCGCATGGATGTAATCGGAAAGACCTTCACTCGTGCTGCTCAAGAAATTTTAAACTTCCAAAACAAGATTTCGGCAAGCATCATCATGGCTTCATTAGCTAATGCTACAACTAACGGTAAGAAACACGTACAGTTTTCTAACGCACAAAATCAGTTTGTATTAGCTGACTTAAATGAACTTCTAACTCTTTCTAAGAGAATCTGGACTTCTTGGTACGGTGGTACTCCTGAAGGTGGCATCAGCCGCCGTGGTGTAACTGACCTATTAGTTTCTCCAGAAATCGTTGAACAAGTTCGCGCTATGACTTACAATCCGATCAACACTAACACTGGTCCTGCTGGTGGTTCTGGTGGCGACGGTATTGCAGCTCCTGACGCGCTTCGTATGAGCGTATTTAATACCGCTGGTTTACCAGAGTTCTATGGTATTTCCTTAATGGAATTCAATGAACTGGGTGTTGGACAACGTTTTAATACGGTCTTCGATACTGCTGCCGCATCTACCGCTTATACATTAGCTGGTGGCGGAGCCGCAACGGGTGTTGGACACTCTGCTGCTACCTTCTCTGCTACTGATGAAATTTTGGTGGGTATTGACCGTAGTGTTGATTCTCTTATCAAAGCCATCGCTACTGATGAAGGCGGAAGCTCTCTTGAGTGGGCCGTTGACGACCAATTCACTATTCGTGGTGGAAAAATTGGTTGGTTCGGTGGACTCGAAGAAGGACGCCTTTGCTTGGATAATCGAGCCCTTGTTGGTAAGATTGTTTAAACTAAAAGAACTATTCTGCAAAAGCTGCTGGGGGAAACCTCAGCAGTTTTTTGTTGAATAAATATCAAAAACAGATATAATATAAGTATGGAGATAGAACATTATACTGATGGAAAAGTCAGATCAGACTTAGACCGTATTAAAGAACTGGAACGCGTATTTGGTATTGCGGCCCTTAGCCCGTTTGGAACAAGCAATAAAGAAGTCTTTAAAGAAAAGCTAAAAGACATGGACCTTAAATCAATGGCTCGTTTAGCGGAAAAACTGGGTGTAATTCGAGCTGCTGACAAAAAAGAGCAGAAAAAGTATCTTATGGAATCTTTTGATGATTGGGTTAGAAAAAACGGCGATCCAATTGGAGATAAAGTAAAAAGTAACAGGCCAGCAGCCTCCGTTTTAAAAGGTCATCAAAATATTCAAAAGCTGTTAGACCGTGACCGCAAACTTACTACATTTGAACAGATATTCCCAACGACGGATTCGGAAGAAAAGTTTATAGAGGTTGTGGGAAATTATACCCTGACAGATTTGCGGAATCTAGCTGCTAGATTAGGATTCAATCCCTCTTTTGACAGGGCTCGATTGATTTTATTATTGAAAAATGAATTCAAGACGTACCTCAAGAAACAGGGCAGAGTGTAATATAGTATATGAGTGTTATTGGAGACTTAGCAAGCGGAATTTTTGATACGGAATTCGACAGCAATACTGGTGCTACATCAATTTCTTCTATTTCTGGGTGGTTGCAACACAACTTGGGAATGCTGAATGTTTATTTGAACACCGATTTTTCGGGGACCGACCCAGAGTTCGCAGACGAAGAAAACGCCATCTTTACAAATCTATATATGGGGCATTATTATAAAAAACAAGCCCTTAATGCATTGCGCGGCATTGCGTCGGATGCTAATAGTTTATTAGAGGTAACAGAGGGTGATACGACTATTAGACTGACTAATAAAAACGAAGTGAGCAAGAACTTCAGAGGTATATCAAACGATTACTTCGAAGAAGCTAAAAAGTTAATGCATAACTATACAATGTATCAAGCTGAACCTCAACAGATTGTGGGTTATGAAGCTGGCACTGGGTCTTTATACAGTTACTAAAATTAAATCCCCGTCAGAACTTGAGACTTCCTGATTATTAATCAGAAACGCCTCGT